GGCCCCCAGGGCTACCAATCCCACGCCGACCCCGATCCACGCCGCCGACGGAAAGGCCGCCGTCGTCGCCGAGCGGACGGCTGCCACGGCGGCCGCGGCCAGCGTCAGTTGGCTCGTGGACACATAGTCCTGCCAGTTGCCCGCCTGACCGCCCCATGCCCCATTGAGGCGGGCGATCAGGACTGCCGAGGCCGGGATTTGCCCATCGGGCGCGAGGATGGCCCACGCAGCCTGGGCGTTGCGCGCCGGGTTCTGGAGCCACTGCGCCCAGGTACAGGGGTCTGTGCTATGGGTCACCTGCTCCAAGTACGCGATGTGCGCCCCGAGATGGATCTGCCAGAGACCCCAGGAGGTGTAGACCCCGCAGGCGGGGCGCGTGCAGTACTCGCATGTCCCGAGCCGGTCGCCCCCAATCGTCGCGTCGCCGTGGGATTGAGCGATGGCAATGGCCGTCATGACCACGGGCAGGGACACGGTATGCCCCCCAACCGGCACAGACACCGCCGGAAAGGTCGCCACCGCCACCCGGGCGACCGTGCGGATAGGGCCCGGGATCGTGCGCATGGTCTATCCCGCCGTGGTCAGCGTCAGCGTTGCCGTGACCGGGTTGAGCGTCAGCGCGATCCGGTGATCGAGGAAAAACCGCAGGCCAAAGAGCGGGGACCCGGTAAAGCTCGGATCTACCACGCAATGCACCCCGGTATAGCGGTTATCCCCGACAACCACCGTGACCTCACTGTTATAGGCGGTGGCGCTCCCGGTGACGCCGCTGATGTCCACTGCGCCCAGATTCGGCAGGTGCAGGGCCTCGGCGATGGCCGTGGTCAGCAACATCTCGAACGCGCCCGTGTCCAATTGACAATGCACGGATGTCTCGGTGCTCGGGCCGCCCAATGGGATATCAAAGAAGAATCCATCATCCAGAATCGTGCCATGGAACACCGCCAGCGCCGCCGGGGTTGGTTGAGTCGCCGGGGGCGGCGTCGGGGTTGCCGCAGGACACCCCAGCTCTTGACAGATCCAGGCCCGGAGTTCGTCTTCGGTGCGGGTCAGGGTCAGGACGAAGCCACCCACTGTGGCTAACTTTTGTTGATCCGTGATCATGGTCAGACCTCCTCATTCACAGTCTATCACGCGGGCCGGGCAATATCCCGATATTCCGCAGGCCCGATGGTAAGCTCGCACCAAAAGGAGGCATCACAATGTCCCACACAGCGGTATGGATCGGAGTCGGCGCGGCGGGCGTCGGGGCGGCGGCGGTGGGCGTTTACCTGGCCACGCGCCCACGGGCCGTCTCACCCAGTCCCACCACGACATCCACGAGTCCCACCACGACATCCACGAGTTCGAGCACGCCGTCAACCAGTACCAGCACGGCTTGCCCCGCCACGCAGATTTTGACGAGTGGTCAACCTGTGAGTGCGTTTGGGTCCACCGTGGCCCCGATTGCGGCCCAGTACAGCCAACAGGGATGCGGCGTCACCGTCTGGGCGGTGACAGCCAATGGCGCGACCTTCCTCGTCACAACCTGGAACACGGCGCAATCCAGCTATCTCGCGGCGGTGAACCAGGCCACGGCGGTGCAGGTGTATGCCCAGTTTGCCAATGGCCAGCAAACGGCGGGTCCCAGTGCGTCGAGTGCCAGTCCCACATCCCCCAGTACCAGCAGTACCGGGGTGCCAATGAGCACGTATCAGGCTATCGAGCAGGACATCGCGAATGCCCGAGCTACCATCGCCAGCCTGCAAACGCAAATTGCCGCGGCCGCACACGAGATCGCCACGCTGCAGGCGCAGATCAAGACCCTGCAAGCGGCCGCATAGGAACACGATAGGAGGACACGCAATGAGCATTCTTCAATCGGTGAGCAAGGCGCATCCCACCATGATCCAGCTGGCGGTGGAGGGGGAGGGCGGCACGCCCCAATATGTCAGCAAGAGCACGTATGAGGCCGCGGTGAGCACACTCAACAGCCTGAGCAGTCAGATCAGTGCGGCGCAGGCCACCCTGGACCAGGACAAGAAACAGATTGCATCCCTGAAGGCGCAAATCGCGACCGTCCAGAGTCAGCTGGTGCCCTATAGTGAGTACGCGGCGGTCACACAGCAAATTGCGCAGGCCCAATCCACGTTGAGCCAGGCCAAGGCCCAGATCACGGCGGACAACGCGCAGATCAACACGTTAACAGCCCAACTCGCGGCACTGCAATCGCAGACCTAAGGAGGCCACACAATGGGAACAACCTATGTCTCGCAGGCGTCGTACCAGGCGGCCCAAGCGCAACTGAGCCAGCTACAGACCCAGATCCAGGCCGCACGGCGGATCCTGGACCAGGACCAGCAGACTATCGCCAGCCTCCAGCACCAGATCGCCCAGTTGCAGGCCAAGCCGCACATCGTGGGCTACCGCTATCAGTACCTGAGCAACACCAACTCCTGCCTGTACCATTACGAAAAAATCGCCATCTACAGTGATGGGACCGAAAAGGACGTGGGGACCGTCACACGGCAAGAGGGCATCTGCACGAGCGCCCCGACCGTGAAATACACCTATCGGGAGTACCTCTCGAATACCAATTCCTGCTACTATCACTATGCCGTCATTGCGGTGTACACGAATGGCCAACAACAGCAAATCGGCACGGTGACGGTGAAAGAAGGGAAGTGCGCCTAATCTGAATACCATCACGAACACAAGGCATACACGATGATTGGATGCCATAGACCGAGTCCCGGATGCCCCGGGACTGCCCAATACGTCCGCGTATCCGTCCCCTCCTGATTGCCTCGATTCGCTTGACATGTGGCAACACGATGATATAATAGGAATAAGATGAAATAAACATCATGAGAATGTGTCGTATATCCTAAATCGGAGGTGTATGATGTATCGTGAAACCGCATCGCCCGTACATATCGACTATCATCTGCTGGACAATCTGTACCGCCTGAGTGTGGGGCGCAAGGTAGCCCGGTTTTGTGGCTGGGAGCCGCACCAACTGCTGCAGGTCACCCTGTGGGACGATCTGATCATCACGGTGAGACCGCCCCATGCCCGCTGTGCCATCTGTCGCCGGGCCGATGCCACGGGGACGGGACTTTCCCTGAATTTCCTCAACCCGGGCGCGCAAGATGACCGGATGATCTGCCGCGACTGTCTTGAATCGCTGAACAGACAGATGGCGGATGCTGGGATCGACCGATGATCCGGCGTGCGGCCCGGGACAAGGCGAGATGGCCATGACCACTATTCCGGTTCCCTTTCCCTGGTACGGCGGGAAGGCGCTGATGGTGTCCTGGATCGTGCCGCTCCTGCCCGCTCACCAGGCCTATGTCGAGGTGTTCGGGGGGTCCGGGGCGGTGCTGTTCGCCAAACCGCCGTCTCCGATGGAAGTCTATAATGACGTGGACCAGGGCTGTGTCACGTTCTTTCGCGTGTTGCGCGATCCGGACCTGTTTCCTGAATTCCTGCGCCGGGCGGCCCTCATGCCCTATAGCCGGGTGGAATACGAGACCGCGCGGGCGCATTGGCAAGACGGGACCGATCTCGTCGAACAGGCCCTGCGCTGGTACATCGTGGCCCGGTTGTCGTTTTCTGGAGATTGGGGCAGCAGTTGGGGGTATGATGTGACGACTGGCCCCCATCGACGCCTGGCGCATCACGTGTCCAAATGGCTGTCGGCCGTTGAGGGCTTGCCTGCGTTTCACGCCCGCATTCAGCGGTGCCTCATCGAGGGGGATGATTGGGCGGCCATTCTCGACCGGTATGATGGCCCCGAGACGCTGTTTTACTGCGATCCGCCGTATGTGCCAGACACCCGCAAACCGGGATCCCAAGACAAGTATCTGCACGAACTGACCCATGCCGATCATGAGGCCCTGGTCGCCCGATTGCTCACCGTGCAGGGAATGGTGATCCTCAGTGGTTATGATCACGCGATTTATGCCCCACTCACGGCGCAGGGCTGGGCTCAGATACGACGAGACGTGCCGCTCCGGGCGAACAATTCACGGGTGTCTCGCGAGGGCCGACGCACGGAATGCCTATGGCGGAATCCCGCGGCGCAGGCCCGACAACCGCAGATCACGCTCTTTGATCCCTCCTAACCAGCGAGTCCATTCGTCCTTGACATTAGACGCTCTCTGACGTATCATAGAGAGGTAAGAGAAAATCAGACTCATCGGAGGTGAGAGCATGAACCTCGTCCGTGAACGGCGGCTAGCCCGAGGCTGGTCGCAAACGGCGTTGGGTCAACGGGTCGGATGCACGAAACAGCACATCTCCGATCTGGAACGCGGCGCGACGCTGCCATCCCTTGGCATGTTACGTCGTCTCGCCGCCGCACTCCAAGTGTCGGACGCCGACCTGCTGGCCGATATCCTCCCCAACGACGCGACATATGGCGCGGACCGCGAGGCCAAATAACACCCCTCCGGGGGCGACGGAGGGGGATTCACCAAACCTATTCAGGAAGAGGGTAACAGATATGGCCACGATTCCGCAAGACCGTCAGGCGTTTTTAATGGAGCGTCGGCAGGGCCTCGGCGGGAGTGACATGGCGGCGATCATGGGCCTGAGCCCTTGGAAAAGCCCCATGGACGTGTTTCTCGACAAGATCGGGGAGACGCCCGAGGCGTCGGACACGGATGCGATGTATTGGGGCACCCGATTAGAAGATCTGGTGGCGCGCGAGTTCGCCCGACAAACCGGATACAAAGTCCAACGCCGCAATACGATGCTGCGTCACCCCACGATTCCGTACCTCATCGGACATGTGGACCGGATTGTGACTAGTCACCCCGGTGGCCCGGCGGTGCTGGAGGCGAAGACCACTAGCGTGTACCGGAAGGCCGATTGGGCAGACGGCCAAGCACCGCTCCCCTATGTGATTCAAGTGCAACACTATCTCGATCTGACGGGCTATCGCACCGGGTATCTGGCGGTGCTCATTGGCGGCCGGGACTTCCGGATCGTGCCCGTCGAGCCGAATGACGACCTGATTCGCCAGATGCATGAGGCCGCCGACGCCTTCTGGCTCTGCGTCGAGACGCGGACACCACCGGTCGTCGATGGCAGTGTGGCTACCGCCAAGGCGCTGGCGGCGCTCTATCCGGCCGACTCCGGCATGACCATCCCGCTCCCAGCGGATGCGGCGATCTGGATCATCCAACGCGAACAAGCCAAGGCGGCCCTAACCGAAGTCGAAGCGAAAATTACTGAAGCCGAAAACCATCTCAAGGCGCTGCTCGGCGATGCGCGCTCCGGCCAGATTGGGCAATGGCGGGTCGACTGGGACACCCGCACGCGGCGGACGCTCGACACCCAGGCCCTGCGGGCGGCACATCCCGACCTCGCCGCGGCCTATGAGAAGACGACGACCTATCGCCACTTTACAATCAAGGAGGTGTGGTAATGGAAGCTCCCGTGATGATGAGCAGTGAGTAACAGACGGAGTTGCTGGAAAAAGTCGTGGTGGGCGGGGATCTATCCAGACTGAGTCCCGCCCAGCGCGTGCAGTACTATCAAGCCGTGTGTCAGTCCCTGGGCCTGAATCCTCTCACCCGACCGTTTGATTATCTGCACTTGAATGGGCGACTCATGTTATATGCCAACCGGACCTGTACGGATCAATTGCGGACCAACCGTAACATTTCCGTCAAGATTACCGCCCGGGACGTCTTGGATGATGTCTATATCGTCACGGCCTGGGGTCGGCTCCCGGATGGGCGCGAGGATGAGGCCACCGGAGCCGTCTCGATTGCGGGATTGAAAGGCGAGATGCGGGCCAACGCCATGATGAAGGCGGAGACCAAGGCCAAGCGGCGGCTCACCCTCTCGCTGGCCGGTCTCGGCTGGATGGATGAAACGGAGGTCGATACCGATCCGAATGCATACCGCGTCCGGGTCGACCATGCTACGGGGGAACTCGTGGATCGGTCGACCATACCCGATGCGGTCCCCGCAACGCCGAAGGTCCAGCATCCGCTGGAGTCCGCCGGACTCGCGCGGGCGACTATTGCCCTGCTGGCCCGCTGGATGGGGAACGGTAAGCCTGTCGTGCAATGGAGCTTGGAACAGCAGGCCGCCAGCCAGGAGGTCATGGACTTGCTGTTAGCCTTGCTGCGACATGGGGTCCCTGCTGCGGACATTGAGGCGTTGGTGAAGGACCATGCTCACCGGGATGGCGACCGGCACGCAGCGGTCCAGGACCTCATCGACACGGCGCGAACGTGGCTGGCATCCCTCGACGCTCCGGCGACATCCGACGCATGAGCACAGGATCAGGAGTCATGAGACAAGGAGGTGGATTCAATGGTCAAAATTACGTTAGACGAGATGCATCAGGTGGTTGGCTGGACGCCCGAGCAGATCAAGGCCATCAAACACACTGTGGCGAAAGGAGTGACAGATGCCGAGTTGCTCACGTTCCTGTGCACAGCGCGGAAATGGGGTCTCGATCCGCTCACCCGACAAATCTACTGCATTAAGCGGCGCGGCGATGACGCGGCCATAATTCAAACCAGCATTGATGGCCTCCGGCTCATTGCCGAACAGACCGAGAAATATGCGGGACAATTAGGCCCGTGGTGGTGCAGCAAAGACGGGGAATGGCGAAAAGACGGGGCATGGCGGGACGTGTGGTTCCATGATGAACCGCCGATGGCGGCCAAGGTGGGCGTGATTCGCAAGAATTTTGACGAACCGATCTACGCCGTGGCCAAGTATAGCAGTTATGTACAACTGATCTGGGACACAGAGACGGGGACCATGCGGCCCAACGCGATGTGGTCGAAAATGCCCGATGTGATGCTCGCACGATGCGCGGAGGCCCTGGCGTTTCGGAAGGCATTTCCCAAAGTCCTCTATGGCATCTACACCGACGATGAAATGGGGCAAGCCGCCAACATGGTAATCGAGGCCGAGGCCAGGTCCCGCATGACGGTGGGCACTGACTAAGGAGGATGCACGATGGTGCGGGGACGAATCTGGTACGTCTGGCGGTGTCGCCGGTGCTCACAGACGGTCTGGCATGTCGTGCCATCCGTGGTGACGGTACTGGCCTTCCGGCACCAGGCGGCGGTGCATCATCGGGGCCGGTCGGTCCCCGAGGGCACCTGGACGCGCTGGACCGTGTGGTTCGGGCGGCCGTGGGGCTGCCCCGCCCGATCTCAGGCCCCGCTCACGCTGGTGCGGAACGGACGTATCGCGAGAAAGGAGGGAGAAGCATGACACCCCACACACCCCGGATCGATGATGCCCGGACACAGATACTCGCCGTACTCCAGGCGGACTGCCGGACCCTGATGGCCGCCTGGCGGCAGGCCGAGCAGGATGGTGACGATATCGCGTGGTGGTATCTGCGACGGGCCCTGAATGACCGCATTCGGATGACGCGAGAGCTACTGGGCTACCCGCTGCATGATCCCGCGTGGCAGGTGCCGTGGCACCGGGATCCCGCATGAGCCCGCCACGGACTCTGCGGCTCACCGTACCCGCCCTGCCGCCCAGCGGCAATCGGTGGCTGCGGCCCCGGCATTGGACCGAGCGGCGGGCGGCCATGGACACCTGGATCACGCTCATGCGGAATCTCGCCCAGGCGGCCCGGCAGGCCGGGGCCTGGGATGGGCAGCCGTTTACGCGGGCGCAGGTGCTGGTCGTGTATCATTTCCCCGACGCGCGGCGGCGGGACCCCGACAATTATACGACGGCGCTCAAAGGGGTGCTGGATGGCCTGGTGGCCGCGGGGGTGCTGATCGACGATGACTTCGCGCACTGCACCCTCACGGTTCGGGCAGGCCGACCCCGGCCCCCAGGGCACCTGGTGCTGTATGTGATCGACGACAAGGAAGGTGATGACCATGACATCTGACAAAACCCCGATTGAATCCCGGATGATGACCCTCGCGGAGCGGGACCGGCTGGGTATGCCGCCCATTGAGTCAACTACCCCGGCCTAAAGGCCGGAGCTGGCAACAGCTCCTGAGTTGACCAGCCTGAGTCTGTTAAGGACTCCGTTCCTTGGGTGCAGACCTTGGAATGCTTCTCCAGTTCCAAGCACTCTGGTTCTCTGTTAAAAGCAAGCTAGGGGTAGCGCAAGCGGTGCAGAGAGACGATGCGACCCCAGGGAACATTGGCGAGGAGAGATTTTCGCAAGAAAGCGTCACTAGCCTCTTACGAGGCTCCGAAAGGAGAATCCTTCGATGGTCTTTGTGTTGGATAAGCGGAAAAAGCCGTTAATGCCTTGTACTGAAAAACGGGCACGTTTGCTATTAGAACGGGGCAGAGCCCGAGTCCACAAGATGGCCCCCTTTACGATTCGATTGATCGACCGCACAGTCGAAGATTCGGTCTTGCAGGATCTTCGTCTCAAACTGGATCCGGGGTCGAAGACCACGGGGGTTGCTATGACTCGCGATGGTGCGCGGGGCACGGCGGTCGTCTTTTTTGGGGAGATCGTCCACAAGACGACGATTAAGATGCGGTTGGATGCTCGGCGAACGGTGCGACGTGGGCGCCGGAACCGGAAGATGCGCTATCGTCCCGCGAGGTTCCTCAATCGGAAGCGAAAACCAGGATGGCTGCCTCCGTCGTTGGAAGCCCGAGTCAACCAAACCTTGCATGCCGTCGCAAAGCTTCAAAAGCTCGCGCCGCTAACTGCGATCAGTGTGGAACACGTCAAATTCGATACGCAAAAACTTGAAAATCCCGAGATTTCGGGGGTAGAGTACCAGCAAGGCACCCTTCTGGGCTATGAGGTGCGGGAGTACTTGCTCGAAAAGTGGGGACGGGCATGCGTCTATTGTGGAGCCACCGATGTTCCCTTGGAAATTGAGCACATCGTGCCCAAGAGTCGCGGGGGCAGTAATCGGGTGAGCAATCTCGCGCTGGCCTGTCACCCCTGCAATCAGGCTAAAGGCACGTACACCGCTGAAGAATTCGGCTATCCCGACATCCAAGCGCAGGCCAAAAACCCGCTGAAAGATGCGGCGATGATGAATGCGACACGCTGGCGTCTGTATGAACAACTCCAGGCCACGGGGCTGCCAGTGGAAGGCGGATCGGGCGGACGGACGAAGAAACAGCGGACGGTGCTGGGATTGCCCAAAGAACACTACTATGACGCATTGTGTGTCGGCGAAAGCACCCCGCTAACTTTTACCGGCTTCCCGGCTTATGTCCAGGTTTGGTCGGCCAAGGGCCGTGGCACTCGCCAAATGTGCGGGACTAACCGCTATGGATTTCCGATTCGGTACCGATCTCGCCAGAAGATTCACTTTGGCTTTCAAACCGGCGATCTGGTGACCGCTGTGATTCCCCGAGGGAAATACGCGGGCACCTGGACTGGACGGGCCACGGTCAAAGCCAGGGGATCCCTGGTGATCGCGACCAACACCGGGATGCATCTGGAGACGCACTACCAACACGCCCGCGTACTCCAACGAAGCGACGGCTGGCAAATCACCCAAACACATATCAACGAAAAAAAGGGAACCAGCGGCTTCCTCCGCGCCCTAAAGGGCGAGGCCCCCGCCGCCAATTTCCGGTGGATGCCGTCCAATCGGAGGGGAGAGGGACATCATGCGACTTGCGCGATCTGGCTCACGCAGGACCCCGAAAATGGTCTCCAGTGCGGGACGGGGGTCCCCGGACTGAAGGCGGGCGACCAGGTCTCGGTCGGCTGGGACGCCGCGACCGGGCACCTCATCTTGCAGGTCCGCCCCGAGGGACCGTACCGAGTGGCCAAAAATCACTATCTGGGCGGTCCGCTCTTGCATCAGTGGTGTCGGGATCGCGGGCTCGTGCCCGCGGTCCGCTATCCGGTGACGTGGGTGGCAGAGGATCAGGCCCTCTGGGTCTCTGTACAAGATAAGAACGCCACCCCGTAAAGGAGACACCGGCATGTGGATTGAGAGTCACGATGATCTGTGGCATCACCCCAAAACGCGCCGTCTGGCCCGTCATCTAGGAGTCCCTGAACCCTATGCCGTGGGGTTGCTCCATTACCTCTGGTGGTGGTGTCACCGCTATGCGTCCACAGGTGATCTCAGTGCCTATACGGCCGAAGACCTGGCGGATGGCCTCGAATGGGAGGGTGACCCGGACACGCTGCTGACCGCGCTGGTCACGGCGGGATTTCTCGATCAGACCGCGACCGGCTACGCGGTCCATGATTGGTATGAGTACGCAGGTCGGCTCGTGGAGCAGAAGGAAGCGCGGCGGGCGCAAACCCGCGAGCGTGTGGCCCGTTACCGGTCCCAACAGAACACCCAGCATCCCGTCAAGCCCTCGGGTTCCGGAACGGAACCGGATCACGACGGTCCCCGTCAGGACCCGGAACCGACCGACTCGGCATCCGGCCCGACCGATGCGGGACCCCATGCCATGCTGGGGACGGAGGCATCCAGTAACGCACCGGTCACACCATGTAACGATGATGTAACACGTTACACGCGCGTTACAGACCCGTTACGTAACGATGATGTAACGCTGTGTAACGCTCCTAACATAACAATACCTAACATAACAATACCTAACATAACCACACCTAACCCCACAGAACCTAACCCCACAGAACCTAACCACCCATCAGATCCCCAGGGTGAACGGGCGACACCCCCGGAGATTGCGGATAGGGGGGGTGATCCGAGCCCCGATTCTGCAGGGGAGGGAACGGGAGGGAAGCCCGGCGGGGGGGCACGCTATCCGCCTGCCTTTGAAGAAGCCTGGCGGGCCTATCCGCGCAAGGTCGAAAAGCGGGCGGCGTATCGCGTCTGGCAGGCCCGTCGTCGGGAGGGATGCGACCCGGCGGATCTGGCGGCAGCGGCGCGCCATTATGCAGAGGCGGTGGCGGGTCGTGATCCGCGCTACGTGAAGCACGCCGCCACCTTCTGGGGACGGGATCGACCCTACGAAGAATACGTGCGCGGGACGGGCCCCCCGGCGGCTCGTGCAGAACCGGCAGGGTGGGCGGGCATCCGCGCATGGCTCGCCGCTACAGAACCCGAAGGGAGGGATGAGGGATGACGCGCACGGAATGCGCAACGCTCCTGGCGTATGTCACGGCGGCGGTCCCGCAGGTAGCCATTCCGGCGCAGACTGCCGAGGTGTGGTGGGACCTGCTCGGCGATCTGCCCTATGCCGTGGCCACGCAGGCGGTCCGCCAGGTGCTGGCCCGCCAGCGGGGGCATTGGTGGCCCAGCATTGGCGAAATCCGCGAAACGGCCATCGCCTTGCAACACCCCGACTGGCCGAGCGTGGACCAGGCCTGGGGACAGGTGCGGGGGGCTGTCCACCGCTACGGCTACTATCAGCCGGAAGCAGCCTTGGCGGCGCTTGACCCGCTGGTCCGCGAAGTGGTCGAGTCCATCGGATGGACGGAGATCTGTGCGGCCGATCCTGACGTGTTGCGCGGCCAGTTCGCTCGGTACTACCAGGCGGCCCGGAGCCGTCACACGGACGCCGCGCTGACGGCGGGTCTGACGGCATCCCGCGCGGTGCCCCAGCTTGGACCCGACAGCCCAGTGGGGTCCACCCATGGGTAAGGGGATCGGGGGCCATGCGCCGGTGGGGCCATGAAACGCCGGGCGTTGCAGGTGACGGATCATGCCGCGACTCGCTGGGCGCAGCGCGTCCGCACCGATCCGGGGCGGATCCCGCAGGCTTGGCGGCAGGCGATCTACGTCGGGCATCTCGCGCAGGTGCGGCGTCTCCGCCATCACTGGCTGCTCGGCTACCGGTGGGCGCAGTGGGTGTTGGTGGTCTCGCATTGGCCCGCATCCGGCGGGCATCGGGAACGGTGGGTATTGGTGAGTGTGTGGCCTGTCGCGTGGTGGGACCGGGCTGAGGCCCATGGCCCAGATTGGGGCGGGCACTGGACGGCGCGGCGGGACCGGATGACGATACAGAGACGCACTAAGGAGGAATAAGGCATGAAATTGACGACACAGACGCTGCCAGCGGGCAGCCTCGTAGTGGATGCATCGAGTCCCGGTCAACGATTGACGTGGTACGAGACCCTTAAGCGCTCGGGTTATGCCGCGATCATGTTGGACGCGATGACAACTGGCGTGACGGGCTATGCCGCCTATGCCCTCAATGCTGGGCTTGGGATCGGCCTCTTCCAGGGCTATTGGCCCGAGGCCTGGACATCAATCCAGTATGCCCGGCCGCGGGCGCAGTATCTGCTGGATGTGGCCCAGAAAATCGGCCTCCCGCCGGAACTCCCGCTCTGGCTGGATCTAGAGGCAGTGCCCGCGACCGTGACGGCGGAGGCGATGGAAGAATGGGTGACTGCCTGGGCCGATGAGATCGTGGGAGCGGGCTATCAACCGGGGATTTACGAAGGCGCAGGCAATCAGTTGGGAGCTGCAAACTTCCGTCATCTCGCGGCCGTCTTTCAATCTCTGGTGTTCTGGCGATCCCTGTCTATTGTGATAGCCATCGAGGCGGGCTATGTGCTCGTGCAGACACGGGGCGATGTGACGCTGGATGACGTGCTGGTGGATATCGATAACGTGCGGGCGGACGCCAAGGGTCAGACGCTGCGAGTCGCGGTGTCGACCGCGGACCCAGGGACCGCGCCGGGGCCCCATGCCGGACAGACGGGGGTTCAGCAGGCCCAGGATCTGGCGAAGCTGGTAGCCTGTGTCCACGATGATTTGCAGGACCTACGCACGATCATGACGCGGACGCAGGAGGCAGTAGATCAGGTGCAGGCCGCGGTGACGGCGCTGGTGCATGAGTTATCGGGAGGGTCGTGATGACGCTACGAGCAGGTAGTTTGTTTTCCGGTGGCGGCTTTATGGATTATGCCGTGGAGTCTGCGGGATTTCAGGTGACGTGGCAGTTCGCAATCGATCCGGATGCCAGGGCGGGGTCGTTGACTGTATACCTTGGGGGGGAGAGGGCGTGAGATTCCGTGTGATGAGAACCACGTCGAGATGGAACGACCGCGTTAAGCCCTGTCGGCAGGCGGTTCAAGAAGAGTACATGGAGCGGGATCGTAAAGGGCGGATCGTGCAAGATCGGGGGCCTAAGACCGCGTGGTTCATTGATTTGGACACGTTGGACGACCTGTTGGCATTTCGGGATACGTATGGGGAGATTATTGTGAAGAAGGCTTGGGATGATCCCGACACCTACGAATTGGAAATCTATGACGACCACCGGGAATAGGACGATTTTGGTGTCGAACAGTGGTTCACCGAGGACGGGGGGATACAGGATGAATGAGAAGCTGACACCGCTGACTGAGGTGGATAGCTTACGGCAGGCCATGGAGCAGTTGATGCGGCGTCCCGTCCCGTGCACCTGGGGCACGCTCGCGGACCTGGCGGCCCAGATAGACCAGGCTGCGTTCCCATCGTCCGACTTGGAGCGGATGCTGCAACGCGATCTGCGGGTCTACGCCATTCCGACCGCTGAGGCGATCACGGCGTTGGAAAGTTGGCTGCGGTGGCGCGGATTTCGGCGAGTGTTGGAGGTGGGCGCGGGTCGCGGTTTCTTGGCGGCGTGGCTCCAATCTGCTTGGCCGGAGGGGCAGGTGGTGGCCCAGGATGACGGGAGTTGGAAGATCGCCCCATGGCATCCTGTGGTGACGATGCCGTTAGAGGAGGCCCTACACACGGTCGCCCCGGACGGTGTCATCAGCAGTTGGATGCCCTACGGTGTGGACTGGACCCCGGTGTTTCGGGCGACGCCGTCTGTGCGGGGGTATCTGCTCATTGGGGAAGGACCGGGCGGGGCCGTGGGCACGGATGAGGCGTGGGCCACGGTGGACGGCTGGCAGGAAACGCCGTTGTGGGACGTGGCCGATCGGATCTGGTCGTCCACCGATTGGGTGTGGCGTGATGGGCAATGTCTGCGCCATGCGGTCGTCACCGCGTGGGAGCGTGAATTCGCCGACTTGTGGGCGTGAATTCGCCGACATGCTCGGGTGACAGATTCTGTCTCGACCGTAGGAGGTGTTCCGCTTGTCATCATCAGGCAGTATATCGCAACCCAAAACAACGTCTCGAAAGTGGAAACTACGGACAGGCCCAAACGTGATGTCCGTCTTGTTACCATTCAATATCGCCTTACTAGTCGTCAGCGGTGCTCTCGCCATTCTTTCACCGACGAGATCTTTTGGTGAATGCTTGGTGGGTCTAGATGTTGTCGTGTTCTTTGGGGCCTACGGATACTTCATGCTACGCGAGCCGGATCGCTTGCAAAGCGAAGATTACCGCATCGAGCAGAAACGCTTAGATCTTCAGATCCCTGAAGGGAGGCAATAACTATGGGTCACCAAATGAAGGACCTGCTCTTACGCCAGGGCCCGCAGATTAATGTAGAAGTCCTCGCACAATCAATGGCGCTCAGTGAGGCTTTGCGGCACAATGGGCTTCTGCGTCGAACCTACTCCCTGCAACGCCCGGACCGTATCCATCGGGTCCATCCACTCGACGAATCGTCCTCTGTGCGGCGTCATCGTCGATGGGCAGAACGGGAGGCGATGTGCGGATGGAAGAACCGCGTGACCAATTAACCTGGTGGGGAGTACCCCCCGGTCCTGCCCGGCCGGTTCGGTGGAATGCCCGGGCGACGGACCCGAATCCGCTGGTGGCGATCTATGGTCCCGGTCCGGTGGGGGCCCGGTGTGGTACGTGTGCCCACCTAGTGCGCTGGCATTATGGCCGAACATACCGCAAGTGTCGGATACGGGGCCTCACCCACGGCGAGGCGACGGACCATTTCGCCACATGGCCGGCGTGTGGGCGGTATGTTGCGGGGGAAGTGTGACGGATCAGACGTTAAGTCGGATTAGACGCGGGAGTGGTCGGCACCTGAAACGACCACACCCCAGCGGGGCCATTCCAGATGAGGACGCCGCGGTCGAGCAGATCATCTCCCGCGAGGCCGTCGGCCCCTGCGCCGGACGGCAGGGCGAGGCCCACGACCGGCAAGGCGGGCACCGTGCCGCCCGGTCCCAGGTCGAGCGTGACGGTGGCTCGGGGCACCGTGGCGGGAACGCCGGTCACACCCTGCACCCGCCAATAGCCCTGGGGCGCGATGCCGCAGGCGTGCAGGATAGTGGGGTCGATCACCGTGATGACCGCGCCCGTGTCGATCCGCAGAGTGACCCGCCGGGACCGCTGGGGCGCGGCGGGATTGCGGACCAGGGCAGGCAGCAGCAGCCGCGTGTGATAGCTAGGCATTGTGCTGCACCCACTCTCGCGCGGCCCATAGCAGATCCGGATCGGTCGTGGCCATGACCTCGCGCATGACCTGTTCGCTGTCACGGCGGCCCGCCACAACTTCCGCGCGCAGATCACAGTACTGCTGCTCGGCGGGACCAATCGCACACAGGGCCGTCAGGAGCTGGACACACGCCGGACACGGAGGCGCGGGGGTCGTCGTCTGCCGAGCCTGATAGCGTTCGGCCCAACGCAAAGCCGCCGCTCGAACCGGCGGCGGCAACTGCTCCCAAGCGTCGGCCATTACCGCACGCCGCGGGTCATCCGGGCGGTGTAGTCCTGGAGCCACTTCTGGCCCTTGCCCTGCACGCCTCGGGCATAATTTTGCTGGCCCGCCTGCACGCCAATCTGCCAGGCCTGATCGGGGCAGCCGGGCACAGCCTGGCCCAGGAATTCACTAATTCCCTTGCAATACGAGCCATTGGCAACGGCTTGCTGCACGCCCGCGACATAATCTTGGGGCATGACACTCTGGGCTTTCATATTGTATTTTTCGACTGCGCTGACCGCATTGGCCATCGGACATCCCTCCTAGAGGCATCATACCAGTGACGGGGTCGAATATCGGGTTCAGGCAAATTCCGTGCGGAATCCCAGACTCTCTAACAGGCTCTGCGCCCCCAGCCATGTATCAATGCCGTAACCGATGAAGTCACAACCGGGGGTGGTGCCCGCGGTCGGGGCCTGTTGCCAGCAGACCGTGACGAGGCCGCGATCAAACTCGACCGTGCCCAGGTTCTGCCCTGTGGGGCCGAGAATGCGCGCTGTCTCCCGATGGACGGTCGGTGCGGCCCGGGCGAGAGTATCCGTCACGCCCAGCGCGGCGTCCACCTTGTGCTCATATGTGCTCCCGACTTCCGTCACGCAAGCCTGCTGGCCCGGAGTCAGCTGAGTCCAGGGGGCGGCCTTGTCGGTCGCGGGCAGGCACATGGCCCGTCCGTAGTCCACGGCGGGCCCGCTGAGCGTCGTATTCGGATTGGGGGTCATCAGGGATTCCTCCTTCCAGGAATGGGGGTTGGGCCTCGTTACGCATATAGGCTAATGGGGCGTCCCCGAGGTGATAGGTGGTGGGGTGAAAGCGTGTAGCCTGCCAGGACAGCCAGCCATAGGTCCGCAGTTCGCGGCAGGCGTGCCACACATGCTGCCAGGAAGACCCGGTCCACTGAGCCACGGTGCGGAGCGGGACCTGCACGGTCCCGGCGTCATCACAGCGGAGGGCGAGGGCGGCGCCCACCACTCGGGCTGTCGCGTGCAGCCGGTCATCCGCCAGCAGCGCTTGGATCCGATGCAGCCGACGCTGGCCCCCCCAGGGGCCGGGGCGATGCACGAGCCGTCCGTCTGCCGTGAGGTCCAGCACGTCCCAGGTGCCATCCGCTCGCCGCCGGAGGTGCGTCGTGCAGGCGGGGCACCACCAGGTCCGTGGGGTGCCTCGCGTGGTGTCCTGGGTATCCCGCAGGAGTTGCATCTGGACCCCGCAATCGGGACACGGCGGATAGGTGGTCGCGATCATGCGTCGTCGAAGGGTGGGAACAGCGGGGTCACGTCGGGTATGGAGCGCTGCCAGGCATCCGCTGCCCGCTGGTATTCTGCGCCGCTGATGGCGAGGGCCGTGGCCGGGTCGAGCGTGCAGCGCCGGAACAGGGTGCCGACCGCGAGGTGACAGCGGATGAGCTGACGCCAGGCATCTTCCTCTCCCTGCGTGATCCGGAGCCATTCCACCGTCTGGGCAATCTGATCCACCGCGGCGACCAGGGCCGGGTCCAGCGGCCCCACCACGGGCCAGGGGGCACGCGGCTCACTCATTGCTGTGCCTTGCCGGGGTCGGGATGCGTCAGGGACTGCATCACCTGCTGCATCACGTCATCGGCCAACGCGGGGTCGATGTCCCCCATGCGGAGGGCCTGGCCGAAGGAGGATACGAGGTCCGAGTTCGTGAGGCCCGGGATGGTCTTTGTTATCTGGCTCATCATGTAGCCCGCGGTCATGAGCCACGCGGAGATCTGCCAGGCTAGCATCGGCGCCGATTCCGTCGCGTCCATTTCCAGCAACGCCGCGGCGAGCACCTGCAGAGCCGGACGAAATCGGGCATCCAGTCCGAGACTGGTGCCCATCTGCGCCATGGTCACATTCACTAACGCCTCCGGGGTGATGCTGGTCTTCTCAGTCATTGACGTGTCACTCCTTTCTCGGGGTTCGTCAGGGTCCGGGGGCAGGCGACTGCCGCCTGCGCCGCGCCGGTGATATCGCCCTGGACGGCCTGGGTCAAAATCGCTGCCGCCCAGTGGGCGCGGTGACGCATCAAGGGGTCCATGCCCGCGAGATCATGCTGGACATCCTGCGCCAGTTCCCGTGGCGGGATCACCGCGCCGGTATCCGTCTCGACCGGGAGGCCCGTGGCGAGCAGCGCCAAGAGCACGGCGGCCTTCGCCTCCCGTTCCTCGGGGATGTCCTCATAGGGCGTGCCGGGGGCCGGATGGTAGATGTCGCAGGACCGATTGTGCAGGAGAGAATGGGCGACCTCTTCCATGGTGGTATTCACGTCCCCTGCGTCCTCACTCCACAACTGCGGACCCAACAGGATGGCATTCTCGCGGGGAATGTAGGCCCCCAGCACCTGGCCGGCATATTCGCCGTCCTCGATCACGGTCGGCAGTTCCTCGATCCGCACCGGCACCCCCCGTGCCGCCTCCAATTTCAGCAAATTCGTAATGGCCTGCTCCGTGGCGGGCGTTGCCCCGAGGAACGGCCGCACATTCGCGTCCGGGGTCGTCGGGGAGGTCACGTCGGCCAGACTCTCGACCAATTCGTGGGGAATCCGGGTGTCGACATCCTCAAACAGGCGTCGGGCCAGGACACGCGGCGCGGCATCGCGGCGGGCGGCGGCCAGCTGCTGGTGCAAGGTCTGTGCCTGATCGGCCCAGGTTCGCAGTTGCGCGGGGGTCAGCTGGGCGGCCTGCGTGGCGCTCACCTGCACGGCCAGCGTATCGGCGGCGGCAGCGGCCTGCACCAGCGTCGTGTTGTCGACAATCCCGCCACTGACCTGTTGGCGGAGCCGCCGCAGGGCCTTGGACGTTTTGGCGTCCCAGGCGGTCACGTCCAGCCGTTCGGCGCTGGCGAGGGCCTGTTCCGCCGCCAGCCGTCGTCGTTCGACCTCGGGGTGGGTCACCGGATCGCCTGAACGGGTAAACCGGGTGGCCTCCTTGAGTCCGGCCGCGGCCTGTGCGAGCAGGACCGCACCGGTGGTCGTATCACCGCTCCACCCGGCGGCCCAGAGTTCGGCCACCTGGGGCCGGAAGTGATCGATGACCGCCTGTTGATCGGCGGGCCACGTCTTATCGGCGGGCCAGTCATGCTCCAGGAGAATGCCCGGTTCTTGCTGGGCGAGCGTCCACCACCGCGTGCAGGTGGCATCGCAGGTTCCCGCCCGCTCGGCGGCGGTGGCGGCCTGTTGCAAGGACCCGGCCCAGGCGGCGAGGTGTGCCGATGCGCAGTTGAAGCAATCGGTATCATCCGTGGGATGCCCTTCCTCCGATAAGTAGCGGCTCGGAGCCGAAGCCGTGGTGCGCCGCCGGAGCCACGCGATTTGCGCGTCCAGCACGTCATGTTCCGGGCGTGTGCGAGCGGTGCGGGTGGCGGTCCGCCGCTGCCAAAAATCCGCCCCCCGACCACTCATTGCAAACACGGTGCCGACGGCAGCGAAGATCGGACTCTCGGGGGCCAAGGCCCGCACGAGACCCGCCGCGTGATCCCCGACCTCAGTCCACGTGGTCGGCATGGGTCGTCTCCGGCGCGGGGGCAGATCCCATCGCCAGGCGTGCTGCGTTATGCGCATGGACCATGGCGGTGCCACTGATTCCGAGAATGAGTGCAATGATAATGCCCGCGGCGTCTTCCAAGACGGACACCTGGTGTGCCGACAAGGGGACACCGAAGGCCACGACAATCGCGAGCACCGCGCTCACGACGCTCAACCAGAAGCTCTTGCTGTGCAAGTTCGCCGCGCGGGCGGCTTCCTGTGCTGCGGTCATGATGATCCTCCTTCTGTCACCGGACCTGTCGTATCCGGTGATCCCTCATAGATATTGATACTGCTACGGTTGGCGCCCGCCGCATGAATCTTTTCCTCGCCCCACACCCAGATGCCAAAGCCCACCAGTCCGAGGCCGCCGCCCAGGATGAGCGCTTTATCGAGGAAACTGAGATTGTCCCACCAACTGGCGACACTGCCCGGTGGCGGAGGCGGGGGTTTGGGGACCACGGTCGGGACGAGTCCGTGAAACGTAATCTGTTTCCCAACGGTGCCTAACACGGCATCGGCAATCGCGAGGGCGACTAGGATACCGAGAATGACGAGGATCACGATCAAGATGACCGACTGGCGCTTTATCCACCGCACTGTGACAGTACGGGTATCCGCATCGTAGACGGCCAGCTTGCCGGGACCCCCATCGCTGCGGGGCCAGAGTTCGATACGCTGGCCCTTCGCGGGGCCTTCCGCGTACCGGAGATGCCCCGCCGCCCATTCGGTATTGAGCCGGTCGGCCACGACTTGCCCGGTGACCCCGACGACGGGCAGGGTGGGCATCCCACTCATGCTCAGTTCCAGCAGTCCCCCTTCGGGGGTGGCATCGACGGCCTTCGTGAAGGCCGGATTCAGCAGATCCTCGCCGCGGGTGAGGCTCGTCGTCAGGACCTTGTAGACCTCGGTCCAGCTGATCGGAAAGAGCGGACCCGCCTGCGCTGTCGAGGCGCTGGCAACGACCTGCAGTTGCGCGGCCATCAGTGGGTCACCGTCCAGACAATGGACCAGAGCAGCGAACCCGCGGCAATGGTGCCCATGACCCAGACCGAGATCATGCGCTGGGCGCGTCGATCCAGGGTATCCTGTTCGTCCTGTCGGGCCTCCAGGGCCGTGAGGCGCTGGGCCAGTTGGTCGAACTGCTGACGCACATAGCGCACGTCGGCCTGCAGGCTATCGAGATAGGGTTTCAGCCAGTGTTGGGTGTCCTCCGCCATGCCGTCCCCTCCTGTGCTAAGCATAGCACATGCCGCGGCCGTTAATGAGACCGCATGAGCCACCAGGCGGCGGTGGCTGCGCTGCCCGCCCCCAACGCCACCAGGCCCCAGGCCAGCCAGTTCGGTGTAGGAACAGTGGGCGGCGGAGGGAACGTGCCGGTGAGGTTCGTATTGCCCTGGACGAGGGCGGTCTGCGGACCCGGCGGGCCAGACGACACCGGCAACGGGGCGGCTACCTGATTGTCCGCCACGACCACGGTGCCGATGCGGCCCGATCCCGCCGCCTGGGGGGTCGCGAGGAACCCCGTCAGGCGCTGTACCGGTCCCGTCACGGTGTTCGCCTGCACGGTGACCGTGCGGATGCCGCCATGCCCGGCCTCTGTGCTGAGAAGCGGTCCCGGTGGGCCTTGGATGGGTGCGGGAATGATGATGTGGTTCTGAGTCACGGTGAGGGTCGTCCATGTGGCGGTCTCATGGGCGTCGGCCCAGACAGCCTTGACGGTGTTGCCGTAGTCCCGCGTGGCATGAGCCAGTGGGTTGAGCGTCAGGGTATTGCCCTGCACGACCGCCGTCTGGATGGTCCCGCCGCCCCGCAGCACTAGCGGTGTCGCCTGGACGGTGGTGGTGGCGGTGGCCGTGAGCGTGATCGTATTGCCCGTGATCACGAGCCGCCCTGTGGACGGCTTATTCCCCGTATAGGAGGAATACGTCACCAGGGGCGGGGCATGGAGGATGCCCATGACGACGGGGGTAAAATGCAGCGTGTTCCCCTGCACGACCGCCTCGCGGGCCCCGGAGATGTAGATGCTCGCGTTGTAGATCACATTATCCGCCACGGTCACCGTCCCGACCGGTTGCGACTGGTGGGGCTCGATATCGAAGGCTGCGTCGACGGTATAGCCGGGGGCGTCGCGCACGAAGACCCGATTTCCGCGGAAGGTGTAAGGGCCCGTGAGCACACGGCCCGGCGGTTGCCCCAGCACCGAAACCAGCACCCCGGCGCGGGAGTGGGGCTGGAAGTCCCACACACACGCTTCGACCGTCCAGGGTCCCGTGACATTCGCCATGGAGCCATTGCGGAGGGTGGGGGGCTGGTCGGACTGCGTCCAGGTGCAGCGTTGCACCACCACCGGGCCCTGGCACCCGTCCAGGACCGCAATACTGACATCTTCAAACGTACAGTCGGTGATTGTGAGGGCGCCCACGCCCCGGCCCCAGAGGGTAAAGCCGTGGGCATTCGGGGCCCGGATGGTGAGTCCCTGCACAGTCGCCCCATCCCACACCTGGATGGTGGTATTCGGAATCCCCGCATCGAACCACCAGACCGCGCCCGGCTCGCCGACAAAGGTGCGGTCCCGAATGGGGCTAGGCCAGGCCCCGATGCCCCGGAACCGCCAGACGCCCGGCGGGGTGACGATGGTCGTGGCCCCGCTCGCGAGCGCCCGGGTCATGGCGGTGGTGTTGTCGGTCCGGCCATCTCCGACGCCGCCGGTGGCGGCGAGAGACACGCTGCGTGACATGGGGTGCATCCCTCCGATCCGCCAATGCGGTTATGCGTGGCGCGTCGCCAGATCAAGAACGATACCGATTCTGAGGGTCCTGACTGAATTATAACTCCCGCCGGGTAGGGGTGAGGGTGGGTGCCATCCCGATGGGGATACCCGCCGCCTCGTGCAGTTCCAACGCCTGGTCCAGCGCGAGCTGCAAGACTTGGTGGTCGACCGCCTGCTCGACTTCGCGCGTGATGTGATCCGTCGCGGCGCGTTGCCAATAATGCGGGTGGGCCGCATCGTCCCGTTCGAGTTTGTAATGGCCGCGGTCATAGGCCCGATACGGTTGATAGTGATGGAGTTTGCCGTCGTGGAGCAAAAAGTAGACCACCTTGCCGCGGGCGAAGGCCTCTTGCGTGGCGCGGCCAATGGCGTCGTGGTCGTGAACCCACCGGTCGCGGGTGCCCAGCGGGGGGTCGCCGGTGCCGTCCCACATGACGGCGGTCCACCGCGGGCGTTCTGCGGCCTCCAGCGCTTCCCGGTCGAGGGAGTGGAGGGCTTGTCGCACGAGCGAGGGCGCGAGGACCAGGCCCTGGCGGGCCGCGAAGAACAGGATATCGGTAGATCGAATCATGCGTGCCTCCTCTAGAATAGATAAGCCGTGACGGCGGCTAGGGCACCGCTGCTGCTGGCCCCATCAATCGCATACATGAGGGTGTTGCTGCTAT